CCACGACTGCCCATGGTGCCGATGCCCATGGCACCGACCGTGATGGCTGCACCCACTACAGCTGCCGCTACCTCGATCACTGCCAGTCGTTAGCTACGACAGCAGCCTATCTCCTGCTGCCAAGGCCGCCAATCAGCGACCCTGGCCCACGCTCTTCTTGCGACCAGGCCTCGGCTTGCTCCTGACGGAGTTGCCGATGCTGGTCTTCTTGTACCTGGCCCGAGATTTGAACTCGACCTTGGCCGTACCAGCCTTTGCCTTGACCGCCATCACTTAAGCCCCAGCAATCCCTTCAGCTCCCCCACCGTCAGCCCACTAGCGGCCAGCTTTTCAGCGGGCGTCAGCTCGGGGACGGGCTCGGGCTCGGGTGCAGGCTCGGGGGTGTTGCCCTCCTCCAGCCAGGCCAGGTACGCCTGGTAGTCGGTGTTGGCGGGGTCGGGTGGGATGGAGATGTTCTGACCCTTGATGCCGACAGCGCCAAATTTGTTCTGGATGTAGTAGTTCACGGTCACAGCTCCGCTGAGTAGTCAATGAAACCAGTGCTAGTCGAGTTGCTATACAAAACGACAGGCTGGTTTGCCGTCATGCCGCTAGCTCCAGTAGCCGATAGAGCCACAACATTTTTGGCAAGGCTTCCGAAAATTGCCAAGCCTGTAATCGAGTAGGCGGCTGTATGACGGTCAATGCCGACGTTGCTGTAACCCACCGTAGGGTTTGCTCGCATTTCCACCGGCAAGGCAGTAGAGAAACGTGCCGAAACAGCATCTACCGTTGATCCGAAATTGGACAGGTAAGCGTTGCTGCCGTCTGCCTTGCTCTTGAAGTAATATCTCTGACACAACGCCAGCTCCTGCCCGTAGCTCCTGCGCTCAAACGGGGTGGCGACGCTGCCGGCTTCAAGCTGGACGCCGGTGATGTAGAAGGTGGCGCCGTTAGTGCCGACGACGCTGGTGGCTCCGGTGGTGGAGACTAAACCTGAACTAGCCCAAGCGCCTGCTGTACCACTAGAGCTTGACCCGGTTCCCAAACTAAAATTAAGTCTTAATCCAATTCCATTTGTAGAACCGACCCACGTACCTGTGGTATCACCAGAAATGGTGACTGTTTTATACTCCCAAGTATTTGCGGCAGAAATGGCATAACTAAACGGATAGCTTCGATTGAATGCGTTATTTTGCAGCGATCCACCAAAGGTGCCTGTGAGGCTTGATCTAACCCAAAAAGATAAAGTTACCGATTGGGCACCAGCAGCACCCCAACCTAAATCAGAAAAATTAAAACCTTCAATTTTATGTGTAACCCTAAAAAGATCACCAGATCCAACTGTGTAAGCCGATAAAGACGTAACTAAGAGAGAATTTGCAAATCCAGTCGGCGCAGTTGTACTTTGCTGGACGCTAAATTTTGAAGATTGAGTTAAACCTACGTTCCACCTGTCCAGTGTATAAGCATCGTCTGCAGGCGTCACACTCGCCCCAGCATTGCGCTGGTCGATCCGCATGTCGCCGTTAATGATGCGGTTGCGAGCACCACTGAGCGCCCCACCGTTAAGGCTGCTGAGCTGCGCGGTGGCGGTGCCGTCTGATGCCAGCACGATGGCGGGCGAGGCCGCTGAGGCGTGTTGAAGGTTGGTTGTTTTTAAGGTGCTCATGATCAACCCTCGTAGAGAATGTTGATGGAACCGGCATCGAACGTATTGGTGCCGCCATTTGTCGTGATCCGCAGCGTAGTGACAACGCCAGATAGCGTTATTACTCCTCCCATAAAACTACTTTCAGCCGTGGCCACAAAGCGAGCGACGGAGCCAGTTACCGACCAAACATTACTAGAGGAGTTGAGCAGCGTGAAGGTAAGCGATCCATTCACTGTTACCGGGTCAAGCTCGGAATTGACGTGCCTCAGTTCGACTCCATTTGTCCAGTCAAGGGCGTTGTTCATCGTCGTTTGGCCGCCAATAGTCCGCCCCGTATAGGTACTTGTTTGGATGCCACCAGATGTGCCAAGCCGTAGCAATGTATTTGAGGTTCCGTTTGTGCTTACCCCGTTAAGCAGCACGGTTATCCGTTTCACCCAACTTGGAATCCCGGTGAAGTCAACGCTGGTGCCACTGGTCGTTGCCTTAGCGGTCTCAAGCACCATCCGCCCGCGATCAGCAAAGCTCAACGTGCCGCTGCCGTTGGTGACCAGCGCCTGATCGGCTGAACCGTTACCAGTTGGAAGCACCAGCGTGTTCGACCCAGCCACCGTCGGAGCGTCGATCTCGGTGTAGCCCGATGTGCTGCCGTTCAGTCTGAGTGTCATGGTTTGTTTGCCTCCAGGGCGGTCTTGATTTCGTCAGGGGTAGACGCGCCTTCGATCACGTCTTGAATCAGGGCGTACTTGTTGCGGATCTGTTGCCGCTTGGCTTCGGCTTCAGCAGCATCGGCACCAGGGATTTGCTTGGCGATCACGTCGTCGTAGGGCTTGAATTCCTCAGCGCGTTGCCGGCGGCGGCGGTCGTGGCCGATCTCTTTGCACTTGTCGAGGTCGTGTTCCACGCAGCAGTCGCCCATCACCCACGCATTGCGGAAGTAGCGGTCGCTGGGGATGTCGGCTTCGTCCACGATCTCGTAGGGCACGCCTTCGGGGACATCCTTGAGAGCCAGTTCGACGGACTCGGTTGGGATGATGATGCAGACTCCGCCGGTCTCGTTTTGGTAGATGATTCGTTTCATGATGGTTTAGCGGAAGATGGCGACACAAATTTCTGATTGATCTTCAAGTGCGCCCGCTGTATTTGTTGCTCTTATTGCTCCGCCAGAAGTTGTTAAACTTGAAATACTCACAACACGAGTGTCTGCATTAGTTGTTGCGACCAATGAATAGTTTGCATCAGTTAACGCAGTTCCATAGTTAACCGTATAACGTCCTACGGCAGTATCCGTAATGCTGCTCACGTTGTAGCTGGCGCGGATCGCCACGGTGCCGGTGCCGTTGAAGTTCACCCACGCTTTGCAAAGTTGACCCTGTTCAGTGGTACCGATCTTGGCGAAGGTGACGGCATTGGCCGCAATGTCATCCGTGGTGATCACGCCATCGGGCAGGCCGCCTGCAGTGATTCCGGTAACTGTTCCTGAGCCGTTGATGGTGATTGGCATGGTGGTTCCTCCTTAAACGACAGTCCAGGCAGCCCCGGATGGAACCGTGACCGTGACCCCACTATTGATCGTGATGGGTCCTGCACTCAAGGCGTTTTTGCCAGCAGTCAAGGTGTAGTTGGTGGTAACTGTCTGCCCATTCTCATAGAAGATGTCGTCCGTGCCACCCCCACTGGCCCCGCCTGCTGTGCCCCAGCTCAGGTTTCCGGCACCGTCGCTCTTCAGGGCATGGCCAGGAACCGTTGCATCGGTCGACGGCAAGGTCCAGGTGATGTTGGCTGCAATCGACGACGCACCCTGAAACGCAACCCAGTTGGTGCCGTTAGCTGTCGCCTCGCCAAACCGCAAATCACTCCTGTTGTCCAGAGTGATGTCGCCTGTGACGGTGCCGCCAGACAAGTTCAGCTTTTCGTCTGCCAGTTCCTGAATGGCGCTCTGCACATTGGCAGCAGCAATAGGCCCATAAGGGGTGAAGCCAATGTTTGTAGCAGTACCACTGACATAGGCCGACACCCAGGCGCTGCCCGTCCAAAGGCGCATCTCGCCAGCAACGCTGTTGAAGTACAGCGCACCTGCCACCAGGGCGTTGCCATCGTTGTCCAGCGTTGGGTTGCTGGTTTTGGTGCCTAGGTAACGGTCGTCGAAGCTGTCATAAGTAGCCAAGGTTTGATCCCTGGCGGCCTCTGCTGCAGTTTGAGCAGACTGCGCTGCGATCTTGGAAGTGTTGGCATCCGACGCACTGGCGCTGGCATTGCTGGCCGACGTTGCCGCGGCCTGTGCGTGATACTTGGCGCTGTACTCACCACCGGCGACAGGGCCAGCCGTCTTGGTCGCCCAGTCATTGGCTAATGCTGCACTGGCAGCAGCTGCAGCAGCATCGGCAGCAGCACTGGCAACACCGGTGTCGAATTGTCCTTTGGTCACAGCGTCGGTGGCCGCCGTGCCGTTGCCCAGGCCAGTGACCTTGAACCCGCCCATCGGCAGATTGCCCGTCATGGCTTGGGTGCCATCTCGCTTTAACCGCAGGTTGTCTGCGGTGTCGACATAGGTCTTGGTGGCGGCATCCTGAGCGTTGACAGGATCAGCGACATTGGTGATCCGTTGGTTGCCAGCATTTGGCAGACCAGTGCTGGGGTCAATGGATACCGTCTGCTTCAAGCTGTCATCCAGTTCTTGCTCTAGGTACAGCTGCTGAAGGTTGGCTGTGTCCAGATCAGCAGCCACCAGGGCTGAGCCATCGGCAAAGTCCACCAATGGCGTGTTGAGCGGAGTAACCCGACGCACTTCAACCCGTAGTCCGTTGGCGGGAGCAGATGCCAGCTGGACCAGGCTGTCGTTGACGTAGGTGTATGCCGTGTCGACGTAGTTGACGTAGACCTTGACGTGCTCCTTCCTGATGTACGCAAAGGGGATTGAGTACTGGGTGGTCGCACCGTTGCCGGTGTAGACGGCGTAGGAGTAGGGCATCAGGGCTTACCGGGGGTAATCGACCAGGATTGAACTCCAGGTTGTTCTGGAGTAGCTGTTCCTCCACCGTACCGGCGCAGGTAATCCTTTTCACCTAGGTCTGCTTTGGTGGCATCTTGTTCCGCTTGGATCAGTTGACCCTTGGCAGTCGACACCTTGTAGACAGCCTTGGCCAGTTCCTTGTGCTCTTGGATGAGCTGCTGGATGGCCGCGGCCCGCAGGCTCACCGTCTTCGACGGGGCCTCAATCGGCCACGACTGGTACTGCGGGGAATTGATCAGCTCAGTCGCTGCCTGCTCAAAGGTCTGGCCAAACTGGTTCTTCACCGTGGC